GGTCATGATCTTGCGGTAGTCCTTGGACGCCTTTGCACGCGCCTCTACGTGAGTGGAGATCGAGGCCGTCAAAGGGGAGAAGCCTGACCTGTCTTCCTTGGAGGCAGCGCTCCGACCTTCGGCGTTGGCGACGACTTCATCGAGCAGGTCGCGTGACTTGACGACCTTCTCCATGTTCGAGCCGGACAGAACCTTGCCGACACGGAGGGACTTGGTCTGAGCGTTCGGGTTGACGATGCTCGAAGCATCCGGCCCGACGGCACCCATGTTGAGCGGGATCAGGAAGGTGTCTCCACCTTCGACCGGCTCCATGTCCTCGAGTTCGAGGATCTTGTTGACCGAGAGCCAGCCACCGTTGCGACCGAGAGCGTATGCCTCGTACCGCGTCTTCATGTCGCCACGTTCAACGGAGGCGAGGTTGAACTTGAGGTAGTAGGTTCCGCGATCCTTCGGAGCGATCAGTTGGTTGTTGATCTCCTCCTCCCACAGGACGCAGAGAGGACGGAGCGTGTGCTTGGAGAGGTTCAGGTCGTCTTGCTCGGTGACTGAGCGGTTCTGACCCTCCACACCCATGAGAGTGAGCGGGACGCGGAACAGGCGAGCGATCTCTTCGAGCTGGAAGCGACGGCTCTGGAGGAACTGAGCGTCCTCGTTGGCGATCGGCAGGGTGTGAGCCTCTGCTCCGCCTTCGAGCAGGTTCCAGCGATGGGAGGCGTCAAGACCCGTCGAGTCTGCCAGGCCGCGCTTCAGACGCTCGTAGGCTGGATCGGAGAGCTCCTCCTTGATCTGGATGAAGCCACCCATGTTCGCGCCGTTTGCGAAGAAGTAGGCGCCGTACTGCTCCATCGACAGACCGAGGCCGACAGCCTCACGGCACTGACCGATCGGGCTCATGCCGACGACGTCTCCTGACTTACCAGGAAGAGCGATGTGGAGGACGCGCATCTGCGACAGATCGACCGAGTTGGTGCCGGTCTGGTAGTGGTAGACGAGCGTTCCGTCTGCCGTGCGCTCGACGTTCATCCTGTTCGGATCGAGAGGCCACAAGGCGATCGGCTCGAGCCTCGTGTTGTACTCGATCTCGGCGAAGGCGTTTCCCCAACCGAGCAGGGACACCATCATCTGGGACTTGAAGGCGAACGGTGACTGGTTCGGGTTCGGGCGGTTGTGGATCAGCTTGTGAACCGCGTGATCGGCTGCCCTCTGACGGGTGCCATTCGACGTTTCCTTGTAGACCGATCCCGGGAGCGAAGCGAACTCTTGGGCTACGACGTTGATCGCCGTGTAGACGGCAGACAGAGTCAGTGCGTTGTCGACGGTGACCTTGACGCCTGACTTGGCCCTGAGACCGAAGAGACCTCCGGTGTACTGACCCGTGATCGGGACGTTCGTTTCAGCAGTCCTCTTGGAGAAGAACCGCGTGAATACGTTGTCTGCCATGGAAGTCTCCTGTTACGAGAGAGAACGAAGCCCCCTGGTCTCGTAGACGGAGACGGGAGCTTCTTCTGTGCGGAGGGCTCGGTCGAAGGCGTTTGCCAGAGCCGCGAGGCCGTCGATGCGTTTGCGATCCGTCTTCTTGACGAGACGGATGCGACCGACGTCGTTGAGCTTGATGACGGCGTTACCAGCCATCCATTTCAGGACGGGGTGACCACCGTGGCTGATGCGACCGTCGAGCATCGCGGCTTCGATCTCCTTCAAGGGTTCAGAGAGCCAGAAGCCTTGAGGGACGTCGTACGCGCTCAGACCGACCTTGTTGAGCTGCTGCTCGAGGTCGCCGGCGTTGTGTTGGTCGTAACCGACGTTCTGAAAGTCGCCGAACTCTGCGATCTCACGGATATTGTCGAAGACCGCTCCGTAGTCGACGGTGCGACCAGGAGTCAGGATCATCAGTCCGTTGTCAGCCCAACCTTGGTAGGGGACACCGTCGCGACGTGAGCGATCGGAGATACCGTCCTCAGGGAGGAACAGGTAGGGGACGACGGTGTAGTGATCCGGAGCCGTCAAGAAGAGGGAGACGACGGCGGTGATGTCTGTTCGTGACGAGAGGTCGACTCCGATCCAGACCGGCAGACCCTTGAGGTCTTCCATGTCGATCGGGCTCTTGCCGCACTGATCCCAGGCGGACATGTCGAGCCATGAGGTCTCTGAGAGGTTCCACTCATTGAGGTAGTACTTTCGGAAGGCGAGTTGCTTCTCGAGCGATGACTGAGCCTTGGTGAACTCAGACTGGAGCCAGGACATCGAGACGGTTTGCCCGATGCTTGGGTTGACCCGCTTCCAGACCTCGGGGTCAGTCCAGTCGTCGCCTTCGTTCATGCCGAAGCGGACGTAGTAGAAGCTCGGATCGTCGATCTCTCCGGAGGCGACCTTCTCGCCGTACTCATGCTGCTCGTAGCAGAGAGTTCCGTACTCGCCGGCTGTCGTGATCATCCAGAGAAGCGGCTGCCGTGCGGCACCCTGACCGGTGGTAACGGCGTCGAAGAGCTTGCGGTTCTGCTGAGCCAGGAGCTCGTCGAAGATAATGACTGCGGGGCGAAGACCGAGGGCGCCATCAGCGTCACCAGGGATGACGAAGAGGCGGTTGCCGTTGCGCTTGTTCTCGATCCGCTTGTGGGATCGCTTCGCGATGTAGCAGCGCTTCGCGAGTGTTGGGTTGGCCTCAATCATGGCGGCTGCCGTGTTGAACACGATCGCTGCCTGATCCTTGTCCTTGGCGACACAGACGATGTCCGAACCACGGAGCGTCGGGTCTGCCAGCAAGTGGATGATGCCGATGGCTGAGAGGAAGGCGGACTTGCCGTTCTTCCTCGGAACCTCGATGTATGCGGTCTTGTAGCGGCGAACGTCGATGCCGAACTCGTCGCTGTAGACCTGAGTTCCGAAGACGTCCCTGACGATCGTCTCCTGCCAGGGGAGTGGGACGAAGGGTTCGCCGAACAGATCACCCTCGGTGAAGGTGAGCTGAGACGTCATGAAGTTGACGACCTTGTCGGCGACCTCCGTGTTGAAGCGTTCGGCTCCGACGGTGGTCATAGCGGGTCTCCTGTTTAGTCAGAGAAGAGTCCGCTGTCCTCTGGGTCGTCTTGCTTCGGCGGGGTCTTCATCTTTCCGCGTGAGGTTGGGTTGAGGCCGAGCTTGTCGGCGAGTGCGGCAGCGGTTGATGTGCAGTCACGGAAGACTTGGATGGCGGGGTTCTTGACGGTGACTCCCCGGTAGCCTTCGCACGTGACGCCTTGCTCGGCGACGATCCCCGCTGCTTCCTCAGCCATGGCGTACGCCTTGACGTAGAGCACGAGGATGCCTCGATCGAGACTGGCGATCATGTCGCGCTGTTCGAGTTCGGGTACGACGCGGTTCCACTCTTCCAGTGCAAGCTCCGGAAGATCCTCGGGCGGGGTGTTGGCACTAGACATGGTGTCTCCGTTGACGTTGAGCAACTACCTGTGGTAGGACAGACTCGTAGCATGTTGGGGTCGAGAGAGATCCCTCGTCGCTGCGAGATAGAAGAGCAGCAAGGAGCCGAGTCCATACGCCGCGTCCCGGAGGGATGTCGGCGGAGGCTCACTACGGTCGGCGCCGGAGGCGTCAGACCGGGGACTCGGTCAGCCCAGGCAAGCCTGTCGGATCGTAAGAAGGGAGCGAGACGCAAGAACCACTAGAGCCGTAGGTCGCTTCCGCTTGGGCTGGCGTCCTAAGAGCCGTTGAACACAGAACAAGACAACACAGAACAAGACAACTCAGAGCACCTTTAGTCCGAACAAGTTACGTCGTGATCTTCACGGCGGGTGTGTGTCTTGTGTGTTGGTGTCTACGAACTCTTAGGACGTGTGATGAAGAAGACTGTCGAGCCGTCTAACGGCGCATGCACTGCCGACTGCACCAACTGCCGCTTCTGCTGGTGGAAGATCATCGCGATCAGCTTCGCTGCCGCGTGTGTTCTGAAGATCGGCGGCCCAGGTGCGATCGAACTCATAGCGAAGCTCGTGAAGTAGCTCGTGCAGATGATGCACGGGCTTTCTTGTTGTCGCGGCCCTTGCCGTGAGGATCACGACCGTTTCGATGTGCGTCGAGGCGAGGCTGGATCAGGCGGTTAGATGCCGTACCTCTGCACAGAACCGACCGGCCCCCGGTGGTGCAGAGTCCGGCGATGTCGATCTGCGTCGAAGCGAGGCTGGATCAGGCGGTTGCGTCAGGGGAACGACTGTCGATCTGATGGTCGGAGGTTTCCCTTGCCAATGGTTCATGACGTTGGGCTTCAACCACAGTCACAGGTGTTCGAGAACGTGCGGAACTACCGCCAGTTCTACATCGTTCTGTGCTCGAGCAACCTGCTGTTGGTGATCTTCTTCAGCAGATGTGGTAGCGCCTCTGGATCTCCTCAAAGGCGCCTCCTAGCAGGTCTTTTGCACTTGATCAACCACAGAGAGTCTGAGTCGTATACCACAAAGTCAGTCGTTTGGACTCTTGTACTTCTTGCCAGGTTGAATGTGCATACTAGGTGACCAGGAAGATCGGATCGGGCAGCGATCGGAGGATCTCTTGGTCGAGCAGCAGAAGGTCTACGTCGGGAGTATCGGGTGCCTTGGACGTAGGTGTTGGGATGCGAGTGTTGATGTGTACTTGACCCCTTCGCAGGTGGAGGAGGTCTTGTCGGGCGAGCCGGCAAAGGGTGAGGCGCTGTGCCTCGACTGCGGTCGCATGAACTCGTACGAAGTAGTTCGGCTAAGTCGTGGAACCTTCAGGACGAGCCTCATACACTGAGCCAAAACCGACTTCGAGAGGATCGACATGACAGAGGACAAGGCGAGCTACGGGAGCGACCGGATCGACGACATGATCAAGGACAAGCAGGAGTTCGCGAAGCTGGTTCAGGTCGTCGGCGATGACATCGTGATCGACGTCAAGACGATCATGGAGCACATGCACCCTGGACAGACGGTGGCCTCCCAGGGCTACGCGATCCCGTTGGATCGGGCAAAGGACTACGGCGAGATCATCGGGTGGGTTCACCACCTGTGCGAGAAGACGTGGATGACGCCGAGGCTGATCCGTCGCTTCATCGACGTCGCGTTGAAGGCGAACGATCTGACGCTGCCGTACTCGTAGGAGATCGCTTCCGATGGCTACGACGTCCAGGCGGTCGTGGCAGTGAGACGGTTTGGAGTTCTCAGACCATCCAAGGTCACGGATGAGATCAAGGCCGGTACTGTTTATGGGTGAGGCGATACATGCGCTCACCTTGAGAACCGAACAGTTGAACCACCGATCGTCGAAGTCGCCTGACGACTACCTCGTGTTGGCGTGAAGCACCTGTAGCTGACGATGTTCAGCACTCGCATGGATGGCGCCATGACACTGGCGACAGCATGCGAACAGGTTGGCTTGCTCGAGCAGGAGTGAGGGGTCGGTGTCGACCTCGATCACGTGATGAACGATCTCCGTCTTGGAGACGAGACCGAGAGTGGCGCACCGCCAACAGTGGGGGTTCGCCTTGATGAAGAGGGAACGGAGTCGCTGCCATGCAGGGCCGTATCCTCGGGTGGTTGATGAGACTCGGTTGTCGGTCTTCTTCCGTGCCGGCTGGTGAGCTTCGCAGTAGGGCGAGCCAGGCAGAGGGGAAGCCGAACACCGGGGACTCCGACACGATCGAGGCATGGCTCTAGTCCTGTGAAAGACGAGCCAGGGAAGCCTTGACGGCGAAGTACAGGACGACGTCGGCGATCTTGTAGCCGACGAACTGGCAGATAGTCAGGACGCCGATCAGGTAGATGGTGGCGTGAACGATCTGCATGGTTCTGATCTCCTTGTCTTGGAAGTGCCGCAGGGACTCGGTCGCGTACGCAACGGAGTTGGTCGTTTCTTGCGGGATGACCGAGCCCCAACGACGACAAGGAAGGTAAGCACCGGCTGTGGGGAGTCAGTCGGGATGCTTCGGTTCAAGCGTCACTCGACGCAGGGGAGGACGTGAAGGCCGCCATCCTCGATCGGGACGAGTCTGTTGTCGTCCGCACGATCACCGGATGTGAGAGCGGCGACCTGTTGGTGACGCCGCTACTTGGACTGGTTGTTACGCCGAAGGTCGTCGAACCGAGTCGGCGACCGATGGAAGGCGAGCCGCTTCTCGTTGCAGTCGTGAGAGCAGCACTTCTGTTTGGCGGACTTCGGCTCGAAGGTCTTCTGGCAGATGACGCATCGTGCCATGAAGATCACCTCGTGAGATGGTCGATCGGACTGCAGATGAACAGTCCTCCTATCTAGTACACGGGAAGTGTATAACCCTTGAGAAAGTGACGTCTGATAGTAACGTCAGACGTGTACTCTTGCGATCCGGATGCCGATCTGACTCCCGTTGTTGAGGCTTGTCTTCCAGGCCGCCACGATCAAGGGCGATGCCGTCAGAAGGGAAGACGTGACACGACGGCGTCCTTCCCCTTGTCGGCAACGGTCTTCCGACCGGTCGATGATCCGAAGAGCACATGACTCTGGAAGTCGTCTCGGTTCCTGACAAGGAACACAACTCGGAAACGCGGCAGGGCCTTCGATCCTTAGATGCGGCGGCAAGCGACTCGACTTCAAGCACAACTGCTGGAGCCGCCGTCGGTCAAAGAGCGACCGAGTCCTTCATGTGCGTGTCGCACGTTCACGTTCATCAGCCTGTCTGCTGACTGACTTGTGAAGGTGTCCGACTCTAGGGCGAAGAGCGCCCCCTCCGACCTCGACCTGCGGCCTCGGTCTTACCTCCCCCTTACATACAGAACACGGGAAGTGTATGACTCTCAAAGTTTTGCGAAACCACGATCTAACGTCACATCCACGGTACAATGGTACCAGCGACATATCTGCCGTGCAGAGAGTCGGCGTGTTGCCGAGCCGTTACTTTTCTCGACGACGTTTCTGAAGAATGAGATCGGTACTCTTACTATAGGACGCCAAAACGGAGCGTCACAGCAAGATGGCACAGGGAAGGTGCATCAAGGTATGACAGTAAGCTCAAAGACGGCGATCAAGGCGAGCGTGGTCACGTCGATCCGCAGGATGGACATCGAAGGTCTGTCACGTAAGAAGATCAAGCTCGCGGTCGAAGGCGACTGCCGCAACCGTATGGTGGACAAGATCCTGGACACGCCGGACTACCGTCCTGAGTGTTCACCGGCTGGATGGCGCCAGCATCGTGAGCAGCGTCTCTCGAGGGGCCGCAAGGCCACGACCAACGGCTACTCGGCTTCACGGATCAAGGAGATCCCCTCTGAGGCCCTGCAAAAGGCACGCGAGGACTTCCGTGCCGGCTGCGGTGTAGTGGCGGTCTGGATGGATCTCAACGACTGCATCGGCGACACGATCACGTTTCACGGTTCCGCCCTGCATGGCGAGAACCTGATCGACTGGTTCCTCCGTGGCGATCTGGCGAAGCTCCTGCTCTGCAAGATCCGACCGTGCAAGAAGGATGTGCCGGACGCGATGGACGGGATGTCCTATCGCGGGTGGATCGCCAGTCAGTCGGTCTACGAGCTCTTCGACGACTCCGATCTTCCTGTTCGCCTCGCAGGGGAAGCTCAGATGTTCGGCGTCCTTGGTGAGATCGCACACGACGAGATCACCGACGTCATGGGGTTCGACTACGGGAGTCGCTTCGACGAGATCAAGCTCGACGACCTTGCGGCGGAACTCGGTCACATCCCGACGAACCTGATCATCCAGTTCGACAGCGCACATGCGGAGAACAAGGTCACCGGATCAGCGTTCGACCGCTGCAGCACGAAGTGGGAGCTGCGTGTCGATCTGCTCAACCAGGACATCGGCTCGCGTGCGTGTCAGATGGTTGAAGAGAACTGCCGCAACGCTAGGAAGCTCTGGTACAGCCTCCAGAACGAGCAGGTCGACTATCACTTCTCACCCGGATGCTTTCCTTGCCAGGAGTACGTCGACTCGGGCCGCTGGTACTCCTTCCATGATGTCGACGATCTGGCGCTCTTCGTCCGCCTCTCCAACTTCAAGTCGCTGGCCTCGGCACGTCTCGAAGCCCGACGTGCTCTGCGTGAGGCAAACGACATGGTCGCCATGATGTACGGCACTCCGCAGGGAGTCACGGTCAACCAGGAAGTCGAGCACTTCGAGTACGTCGTCAGCGAGTAGAACCCATCCAAGGAGGAACCACCGTGAACTACAGCATCGAAGACCTGCCGGAGCGCTTCCAGACCAAGATCGACGTCGATCCCAATACTGGCTGCTGGACATGGACGTCGAGCCTGAGTGAGAAGGGCTACGGAACCGTGTGGTACCAGGGCCGTCCTCAGCGCACGCATCGCGTCGTGTACGAGCTGCTCGTCGACGAGATCGAAGAGGGTCTGCAGATCGACCATCTGTGTAAGAACCGTGCGTGCTGCAACCCCGATCATCTGGAGCCGGTCACCAACGCCGAGAACGTCCGCCGTGGAGACAACGCGACGATCGACGAGAGTGACGTCGGCTTCGTGTTCTTCCTCTACCACGTCGACCGCATGGACGTAGCCGAGATCGCACGTATGGTCGAGGTCTCTACGGCTCAGGTCAGCGAGATCCTCAGTGGTCGTTCATGGGGAGACGTCGCCAAGAGGTACATCAACCTCTGCGGTCTGCCGAAGCAGTCCTGGGTGATCCGTTCCAACGCTCGCTACACGATCGACGACGTTGCCTGGTGGGACACGCTGACCGAACTCGGTATGACCGGTGCCTCCATCGCACGCATCTACGGGATCGACGCCACGACCGTCCTCGCCCGTATCGACGGCTACCGTGCAGCACAGAAGCTCGTGGAGATCGGACTCGACGGCTACTGCGCTCGCGTGGAAGGGCTGTACAAGGGGAGCTTGGCTCGTGAGGGAAAGGCAGCCTAGTGACCGAACCGACGAAGTACTGCTCTAAGTGCCACAAGCACAAGCGTTTGTCGCAGTTCCACAAGAACAAGGCCAGCTCCGACGGGCTCGGGTATGCCTGCAAGGCGTGCGTCAGCCTCGCGAGTACCTATAAGAAGAAGGCGACGGACATCCCTCCTCTGCCGGCACGACCGTCCTGCATCCCGATCATCGCCAGGACTGACATCGTTGAAGGGGAGTGCTCCTACTGCGATAAGTCCTGCGACCGGATCGCCCACTTCGACTCCGTGGACGGAACGCCGCTGTTTCTCCACAAGGAGTGCGCTGGACAGATCCAGACCTGGTGTCTCGGGCTCGAGGGCGACCTCACGATCGTTGGAGGCAAGCCTCGTGGCTAAGACGATCAAGCAGTACGCCAGGGAAGGGGAGAAGAGGAAAGTGCTCGCTTCCGAGGGCCGGGACTTCGGCGCCGAGTTCAGGGCACTGGACAGGCTGCTCGATCTTCATGGCGCTATCGACGGAGTCACTGACAAGGTGTCGAGCGTGACACTAAGGCAGCTCCAAGACGCCTACGCTGCCGCACGTCACGACATGAGCACCGAACGCCGATCGTAGAGCTGTCCGCAGAGACAAAGAGGGCCGGTCACCGTGTGAGGTGCCGGCCTTCTTGTTTGTTGGCCTGGACTAGAACTTGACGATCTCGCACCTGATCAGGAAGACCTCAGACCCGCGTCGGCTGATCAGGATGTGATCGTACTTCGGCGATGCCGCCTTCTTCGCCTTCTGCAGCCCATAGTAGATCGCCGATGCGGTCTTGCCATCCATCTCGATGAGGGCAGAGTCCTCCTGCATGCCGTCGAACTCAGCGATCGCGTCCAGGTAGACGCTTGGCTTTGCTATCTTCGGCTGCTCCATCGCTGTGAGCCGGTAGCCTTTGTCCGCCATCAGCAGGACTCCCTTCAAGGTGTGCCTTCTGTCTGTGATGCTACAAGTGGAGTCTAGGTGTGGCAAGCGAAGCCATCTGAGAGGTACACTCCAAACGTCAACCTTTGGAGGTAGCTCAGATGTCCATACGACGTGTAGGCGACAGCTATCAAGTCTACGGGTACAACGCTTCGACCAAACGCAACGCCTACGTTGGGACTTTCGAGGACGAAGCTGAGGCTCAGTTTGCGGAGCTTGAGTACAAGACGGGACGAAGGGGACGGCAAACGGAGGAAGCTCCTCAGATCGGACTACAGGCGCTTAGCGACAGCTTCACTGCAAGCCTCACGCTCCGGGCGACCACCATCAGCGACTATAAGAAGTGCGTGAAGCGGATCGTCGCCATCCTGGGAGACTTGCCGGTATCCAAGATCGACAGGACAAGGGTCGACGACCTGATCGTCACCCTGACGGCGTCGTATGCCCCTCGAACTGTCAGAAAGACCGTGCTCGTCTTTCGCATGATCCTTGATCGCGGGATAGACCTCGGCTACCTCGAGACTCTGCCCTTCGGTCGATCCAGAGTCCGGCTCCCGAAGATACAGAAGAAGATGTTCAGGCCACTGACCGACGACGAGGTTCGGCGACTCTTGGCTGCGGCTCCCGATCGGTGGAGGCTCTTCTACCTGACGGCACTCTATACAGGTTGCCGGCGTGGCGAACTCGGAGCGCTCGACTGGAAGAGGTCAGTCGACCTCGATCGCAAAGAGATACTAGTAAGAGAGCAACTGCAGGACGGCAAGATCGTCCCGTTGAAGACGTCGGCGTCCTACCGGATCATCCCGATCCCCGATCTGCTGGTGGATGAACTCAAGAAGTTCGCCAAGCCATCCGGACTCCTGTTCACGGACTCCAAAGGCGGTCTGATCAACCAAAGCAGTTGGAACGCGAACATCTGGATACCGACAAGAGAACGTGCTGCCCTTCCGGAGCTAACCCTTCACCAACTACGCCACCAGTACGCAAGCCAGTTGCTTAGAAACCATGCGTCCATAACCTTCGTTAGTAAGGCGCTCGGACATGAGTCTCCTGCTGTTACACTTTCTGTCTACAGCCACCTGATCGAGGACGAAACGTCCGAGGCGATGGCTGCGCTGGACTCGGTCGCAAGACGGATAGTAAGAAACACGCAAGAAGTCCCTTCGTCTTAG